CGGGATGGGGAGAAGATCAGCGGAACGATCTGGTACTACTCGCCGGTTTTGGATAAGCGCGAATGCCCCCGGCGGGTTATTATTCATAGCCTAAACTTCAGTCTTCCTCTGCCGGTTCGGGGGCGGGGTTAGCTACCTGCTTCGCCCGCGCCTCGGCTACCTGGCTGACCAGGGCATCCCGCGCCGCTGCCAACACCTGGATCACCACCTCGGCCGGGACCTGACCGCCGCCAATGACCTGGAGAGCGCTCTCTCCGCTCAATGGATCATAGCTGACCGCCAGGTGGATGACCGGGTTTTGCACGCGTGCAATCAGCTGCGTCACGCGCTGCTCCTGCTCTTTGGCGTTTTTGGTTTCGAGTAATTCGGATAATTTCATGGAAGCCTCGTCATCATAAATTCTGGTGAGTGGTTTGCGGTCGATAAAATATTCAAAGCTCCACCGCTGGATTGGAATACAAACAGTTCTACATAGTCGCCCACATTAAGTTTGTATTGTGTAACCACATTAAGATCGGTATTCCAACCTGATACGGCGGTGGCCTGTGCTGAATCTGCCCCTATTGGGTTTTCACTGCCGTTTAGTCGTATAACAACCGCTCGCCCCCCTGTTGCGTTGGCAGCAAATTGGACATTGCCAATAATCTCATACGTACCCGCAACCCTACAAGTGAGACGGGTATTGTTGGTGCTGTTGTCATGCATCCCTGAGACGCCGGATGGGACATCGTCATACCTTTCAGCGTTCAGTTGGATGGCCGTCCATGTATTATTGGCTATGGATTGCGTGGTGTTCCGATATGCCCGGCAGGCGATGGCGGTAGATTCTCGGATTGTTGCGCCTGATTCTAACCATAAATCAACCCCCAAAGACCTCAACTTTTTGGGTTGCCCATTGCGGCTATAAACTTCAAATGCCGATACTCCCCCTGTAGGACTTCTTGCTTTTAATGTAACCGTGCCTTCATAGTTACTGGGTTCAACAGACGTCAAAACCGAAGAGTGCAGAGCGTCTCCCAATTGACCATTTGTAAATACTAAATTAGTGTATCCGAATCCAGCGTTTGTGTAATAAATTGATGCCGCTGTTGGATTAAAAAAATTTATGGCATTGCTTAAATTGAAATTGGCACTATCAACTAATCTGATTCCATTAGAATCTAAAATTACTTTCCCTGTGCCAGCATACAACCTCCCGTCCGTCGCATCGATCTTGACCTGATAAGCCCCGCTGGCAAGGCTGTAAAGCCCCGTCCGATCGATCCAGATACCCGTACCGGCGTTAGCCGCTGTCGGCGGCGTGCTGCCAATCGCGATCGCGCTGCTGGTGCCCGGTAGTCGCAATTTCCCGGTCAGGTCGGCATTCCCGCCCTCGAAGCGCATCACCTCAGTCGTGTGCAACCTAAACCGCAGCACCCCGTCCTGGTCGACGGTGATGTTCGGCTTGCCGCTGGCGTACTCGCCAATCGCCAGTCCCCATTTCTCGCCTGTGTAGCCCCAGTTCCCGTTCAGATCGCCCATCCGGATCAGTTCGGTCTGCGCGTTGTAGGACGCCCCCTGGCGGACCATCTGCATTCTGGGTGTGTCGAATGCGTTTAGCTCGATCCGGCCTGCCCCACTCTGACCTAGCACTGCATATGGCGTCCCCGCTGCCCAGGTATCCGCCCCGCTGCCGTCCAGGTTGCGGGTTACATTGTAGGTGGTCCCGCTGACCAGGCTGCCGATGCTCATGTACTCGACCTTCAGCGCCGCGCGGAACAGTACGAAATCTCCAACTGTCATGGCCTGGCCGAAATCGATCTGTGCATCAGCTGCCGCCACATCGACCGGCAGCGATCCCTCACCTACGCCGACCGACAGCCAGCCGCCCACCAGCGTTTGCGTCTGCTGCGCGAACAGCACCGCATCCAGCTCGCTCAGCCAGCCCTTGCGCCACAGCAGTGTCGACGATCCCAGGTCATACGTGTCAGTCAGTTCCGGCAAGAGATGCCGCGCATTCGTCTGCCCCTTCAGCGCGACATCGTTATTGAACGTGTGTGTGCCGCTCCAGCTGAAATTATGCGCCAGGTTCACCGCCACATCATCAGCGTTGACCACGATCCCGGTGCCCGCGCCGACATCCAGTGTCCGGTCAGCGGTCAGCAAACCGCCGCCGGTCAGGCCTGCCCCGGCCGTGATCGTCTTGTTCAGGCGCTGCGCCTCATACCCTCGCCGCGTGCCGGATCCGTCCGCGCTGGCATACTGGGTATGATCGTCATCCAGCAGGCCGTCCAGGGCTGCCCCGTGATCGATCTTCCCGCCCTGCGGGTTGTTCTGGTGGGTGTGCACGCCTACCGATCCATGCGCGGTGGCGGCGTCCAGACTGGCGTGGGTATCGTAGGCCGCTTTAAAAACAGAGAGATCCACCCCATCGATCGTGATGCCCTCGGCCACGGTCAGGTTACCAATCAGCGATCGCGAGCCGTCCGTTTTGAGGAACTGCGGTCCTTGCGCGTCGGACAGGCTGCCGGTGTGATGTCCCGAACTCAGATCGTGCGGGCTGGGCGCAAACGGACCGCCGCCGCCGCCCACGATGGAGATGGCGTCCAAAATAAACGGCTTCAATCGCGCATAAAGTTCAGAGATGCGAATTTGATCCATCAACCCTCCAAAATCCTTGAGGCGAGTGACCTGGCGCTATCCTGACCGCGCGCCCAGGGGGTGTAAACATCCCGTTCGGCGTCATATTCTGCCTCCTCTATAAACAACATACTTGGGTCTGCCATGCGGCCCAAATCCAGCGACGATGGAATCACGTCTTTGAGCAGCGCCCACTGCCCAACCGGGCAGGTCGCGGCGTAGTACGGATCGCCCCACTGGTTTTCGACTGCGCCATCCCGTTTGATGTAAATCTGGGCGTTGTAACTATCGCGCTCAGGCTCGAGCGAGACCACCAGCTCGCGATTGCGGTTGATTCTCGCCAACAATCTGCGCCCGGTGTTGTTCCCAGACCGGAGCAGCTCCTGGATCTCGAACAGCGCGGTGGTGTCTCCGCGCCGGTACTGGTTGCTGATCACATTGCTGCGGTCCTCGACCACGATACCGGTGATAAATTGTCCGTTAGACGCGACAATATCCTCGATCTGAAGTGTGGTCTCACGCCCGCCCAGCACCTGGAAATTCATATCCGCGTCCGGATCTCGCGCCACCCAGCTCGAGCCGTTGTACAGGCGCATCACCCCGCGCGGGTACGCCAGCCCTTCATCCACATCCACAACGTAATAATTGTCATTGTTGACCGACCCTGCCCGCCGCACGACCAGCCAATAGGTCGTGGATGGCTGCAAATATTGGTAACCGCCGCTGATCAGCGGCGCAAAATTGAACGTGTGCCAGTTCATCGATGCCGGGATGACCGCTGCCGCTGCGCTGGACGAAACCAGCACCGTCCCGGGCGCACCGCTGGAATTTGCGCATAACTCGACAATCACATCATCGGATGGCGTCCCCTGTTTGCGAATCTTGACCTTGACCGCTGCCGCCTCCCAACCGCTGCCCACCAGTTGAAACCCTTGCGCCGCGCGCTGGTTGCCGCTGACCCGCCCGAGGTCCTGCGTGCCGTTCCCGTCCGCTTCATGCGCCTCTTTGCCTGCGTTCTGGGCATAATACGTCCAGTCGAGGGTGTCCCACCAGCCGCGCAGCAGGAGTTTACCCGACCCGCCTGCGGTCTTCGCGACGGTTTTCTTGCCGCCTGCCAGGAGTGCGCGCTGTACCTCGATCTGCGGCTGCGGGTAGCGCATCATCTCCAACAACGCGGCTCGAGCCGTTTCGGCCTGGTCAACCGTCGCCGAGCCGAGCTGCGCCAGGACCTCGCGTGTGCCATAAGTCGATAAACTGTCGTCGTCCTGCACCCAGGCGGTCGTCGCCCGGGTTCCGGCCGTTTCGCTGCCCGGTTCGACGAACGCATAAGCCACCGCCACCCGGTTGGCCATACCATCCAGCGTTACCCGGACGCGGATCGCGCCAATAGCCACCTCGACCCCGTCCAGGTAACCCCACCAGACCGTGTCCTTACGCCGGTCCAGGATCTCCACCGGCGCGCGCAGCCACTCGAGCAGCTCCCACAGTGCGCGCTCCTCACCCTGCACACCGACCGACGCCCGGCGCGGTCCACCGATCGCCGCCTGGCCGTATTTTTCCACCGTGTATTCCAGGTCCGGGATGGTCAGCGGCAGCTGGAACGAGCGATCCAGCATGCGCAAAGAAAAATTGCTGCGCCTCACAGCGACCACCTGCGCGGGCGGTAATAGGTCTTAATATTCAACACCCGGTTGATATCCGCGAAATTCGTTTGGCCGATCTGCAGGAACAATATCCGCTGGATCTTGCCGGGCTGGAGCATGAGCGACTCGCCGATGGCGGTGTAGTGGCCCGTTTTTCCGGCCGGGCTCCAGCCGTCCGTCCAGAGCGACCGTTCAATGCCATCATCCACAATCCGTACCTGGTAAGCCGCGCCGTAACCGCGCGGCACGAGCTGGCGGTAACCGTCCAGCGGCGTCAACTGCATCCAATCCAGGTTGAGCGTCCCGCCGCCCGGCTTGCGCGCGTACAACGAGAGATCCACCGGCGCCAGGTCTCCGGATGCGGTCACCAGCCAGGGCGGGAGCTGCACCGTGCCAATCTCCTGGAGCTCGCTGGATGAGTTCAGCAGGACCTCCTGGCTGACGGCCACCGGCGTCAGCGCCACGCCGGTCGGGAAAGTGATTTTGCACTGCAAGCGGCAGTCTGTCGGGATGGTGAACGGCAAACGCGCCAGCACCTTGAACCAGCGCCCGCGTGCCCGGTTTAGGAAGGCTGTGCTCAACACCCAGCGACCGATCAATGTCTGCGTGCTTCCACCCCAGGTGAACTGGCGGTAGTTTCCACCGCTCGAGCCCGAATCGCTCTGCGTCGTGCCGCCCGCCGCGGCCGCTTCGCCTTCGATGCGGTGGTCGAAATTGGCCGGGTCTGAAAATATGTTTTGCGCGATCCATAATTTATCCAGCCGCGTGGGGCTGTCGAAATTATTGGTCATCTCCAACCGCAGCGGCGCCGGGAGCGTGCCACCCACAGACCCGGACGCGATCTCGATGTAATTGTGGCGTTTGTTCGGTGAGGTGCCGCCGCCGTCGTTGCAGTTGAACACGTTCAGCCCGCTGGTGTTGTTGGTGCCGTTGCCGTTCGTCAGCGGGATCTGCGCCTCGGGTCCCTCCCAAAAGTTGCGCCTGGTGATGACAATCCCCAGTGTGATTGCACCCAGCCGCAAGTGGCGGAATATCCCGCCGCGCTCGACCCGCCCGCGCAGGATCTCCGTGCGGTACCAGGTGGATGAATCGTTAATGTCCCACTCCAAATATATGCGGTCGTGTACCAGCCGCTCGGCCTGATTCTGCTCGGCGTCGGCCAGCCAGCCCTCGATCAGACGGATATCCGCCAGCATGTTGGCCTGGCTCCCCTCCAGCACGATCTCGACCGTCTCGGTGTTTTCTTCGTTTTCCTGCGCAGCGGCGCGCTGCAAATAAGTGCAGGCGATGATCGTTCCATAACCGCCGCTCAGGCTGATGTTTGTCGCTCCGCGCGTCAGGCGCATCTGCATGTCAGCCTCCCATCCGTTCCAGCACCAGGTCAGACGCGCGCCAGGCCAGCGCCTCGAGGTCCTCGTCGCTGCGCACCTGCGCGTTCGGGATCAGCACCTGCACCGTTGGTCGTTTAGCGATCTGCTCAACCATCCCTGCCAGGTGCTCCAGCTGCGCGCCACCTCCCGATCCCTGGCGCAGCATTTGCTGCACCTGGTTGGCGTTGAGGATGTAACCGCTTCGCTCCGAGACCAGCAGCTCGCCGCCCAGCCCTTCCTGCCAGCGGTAGGGCTTGTTTTTCCGCACCGGCCCCCCGATCGCGCGGGCTGTTGGGGTTGTGCCGGTGTCCTGGTAGTTTGTGGCTTTGTTGCGCTGCACCCGACCAGCCGCCGCAGCACCCTCCAACCAGGATGGCAGATTGTCCACATCGAATTTGATTGCAACCCGGATCTCCTCCGGCAGCGCCAGTAGTTTGGCATACAGCTCGCCCGCTTTTTCGGTCACGTCCTGAAGTTCTTGCTTCATCGTGGCAAGGCCTTCCTCGCGGATGGCGATCAGACCCTGGCGGAAGGCATCCAGGTTTCCGGTTTTGGCATACTCATCCACCAACTTCTGGACCGACTCTTTTTGCTCCAGCTGTTGGAGATGATTCGTGCCCAGGATCTCATCGACTTCGGCCAGGGCGGCGCGGAATTTTTCGGAGGATTCCGGGAATTTCTGGCCCAGCATGTTCACGACCTGACCAGCCGTTTCGTTCATCCAGCGGTCCATGGATTGCTTCAGTGAATCCTGCTTTTTAACCAGATTGTCCAGCTCCTTCGAAGATCTTCCGGCAGATTTCTCCATCTCAGCCAGCTGCGCAGCGGTAAAGCCAGCATCCTCGCCCGCCTGGCGGGTGGCGCTGGCATACTGTTGGACCTTGATCGTGCCTGCCTCCGCCGCGCGCTGCCAATTGAATTCTTGCTCAGTCAATAACCCAAGCGCCAAAGCCAGCTCATTCACTCGCTGGGTATAATGCTCGCCCGTTAATTGCCCTTCGATGATTGCTTTCGCGATCCGTTTTTGATTACCCTCAAACTGCCCGGCGGCCGACGCCGCCCGAATCAATTCAAAGACATATTCGTCGTAACTTTTTGCCGTTTTTTGGACATTTTGGCGGTGCTCATCAAATGCCTCATCCAACTGGCGGCTATATGACAGCAGTGTAGCGGCCGCCTCCGCCGCTGTCGCCAGGGGGGGGGCCAAAGCTGTTTTTACTATATCGCCCAAATTGGTTGCCGCGGCTTCCAGGCGCATGAAACCGGCTACCGAGCTGTCGGCCACATCCCCAACCTTGGCGATCTGATCCTCAGCCTGTTGCAGGAACGCCTCGGTGAAGGCGTCCTGCGCGCTCATGCCGGATGCCACCAGCTTCTTGACCTTGCCGTCGAAGCCGTCCACCGCCACGCCCAGCGCGTCGAAGCGCATCGTGGTCTGGTTGGTCAGCGTCAGCACCAACTGGTTCATGTTCATACCCAGCGCACCCGCCACGCGCGTCAGGCGCACCACCTCGTCGTGTGATTTGGCCAGGCCGAGGGTCATAAAATCGGTCGCGCTGCTGACCAATTCAGAATCCGCCACCAGCCCGCGGGTGGCTTTCTGCAGGTCCTTGAGCAGCGCCTGGCTGGTTGTGTTGATCGAGACCGCCAGGTTGTCGAATTTCGAACGCACGAAATCAAGCTGGTTAGCTTCTTTACCGAAGGCGAACACCTTTTGCAGAGCTTTGATTTCTGCGCCGATAAACCCAGCGGATTTTCCGATGAAAAAGGCTGTCTGACCGATATCTTTGCCCATCCCGCCGAATTGTTTGCTGAGGCCACCGAGCGCCTCTTTCGCTTGATCCACCCCGCGCTTCACACCCTCGGCGCTGATTGTTATTTTTCCATGGGCGCTACCAAGTTGAACGGGCATTTACCACACTCCATTTTCTGGGATTTTCATTTTCTTCACGCGAAACGGCGACTTGTATCCATCGGGCGCAGGCGGTTTGAGCCCGCGTTTATCATCTTTACTGGCCAGTGACCCGATCGCGGCCGCCAGGTCGAGCTGGTAACCCAGCCAGCCATCCACGCCCAAAAGCGCGCTCGGTCGCACGCCATAGCGCCTGGCCAGCAGGTCCAGCTCAACCAGGTTCTCCAGCCTCCGGACGAAAGGGGCGCAGCGCGGCTGTCTCCTCCGTCGCCCAATCGTAAATCGCCAACCGATCCGCAACGCTCAGCTCGCCGACGCCCAGCACACCGTCACCCGGATCCGCGTCGATTGGCGGATCGATCACCGTTGCCATGACGACCACGTTGACGACCTCCAGAAACTCGCGCGCCGTCTCGACCGTCAAAACGCGCTGCTCGCTCAAGAGCGCATCGACCGCGCCGGTCAATGGCGCCGGGATGCGGCCCTGTTCGGCCAGGTCGAGCAGGCTGGCCTTGCGTAACGTCACCACCAGGCCGGAGGGCAGGGTAAACCGCTCACCGGCCTGCTTTTTAGTCCGCCATGCTGCCAGATCCATGGTTAGCTGGTCGGCAGCGCTGCCGCGGTTTCGTTCTGCACGAACTCGAACGTATCGCCGCTGCTATCCGCCACGGCGATCCCGCTGCACGTGGTGATGAAGAACTGCCGGTTCTGGAAGCGCCCTTCCAGCGCGGTCACCTTGGCGCGGAAGATCTTGCAGTGGATATCATCCTCCTCTTCGCCAAGCGCCTTACCGTAGATCTCAAGGTAGGGAAAATTGTCCCCGCCTTCGGCCGCAAGCGTAACCGTCCGGCTGGGGGTTGTCCCGGCTGCGACCGCCGTGCGTCCGGTCAGCGCAGCATAGGCTTCCAGGCTGATGCCGCCTGCTTCGAGCGACCATTCCAGGCCCTCGGAAAACGCCACCACCGATTTGATCACGTCGTCGCCGCGCAGCATGTCGCTGGTGACCATCTCGCGGAAGGTGAGCTGCTGGGCTACCGGCAGCGTAACGATCGAGCCGCCGATCGGCTTGATTTTGACCTCACGGAGGCCATAGGGTTTATCGCCAAATCCTGCCATTGTTTAGTCCTCCTCAGACTGTTTGAGAGATTTGCTAAGCTGGCGTGCCTGTTTGATCCAGGCTGCCAGTTGTTGCTGATTGATAGTTGTTATTTCATCCTTCGTCGCTTTAGCCAGGTCTTCCAGGCTGCCGATCCCGGCCAGTGCCAGCTCGACCAGCTCGGTCTCGTCGATCCCGGCCAGCGCGCGCAGCGGTTCGTCCGCTGCGATTTCGAAAGGCTCACCGGGTTGGCTGAGCACCTCCCCGGCCAGATCACCGGGCACATCCACGGTGTGATGGTTATCTCGGCTCCACACCTGGTTGCCGATTTGCCGCATCATGTTGCTCTTGTAAATTATTCGCATCGCACCTCCTAACGGGTTGCATAGATCACGAACAGCGGCTCGAACACATTGCCGCCGCTCTGGAAGCGCACCGCCACACGGTACACATGTCCGGCTGTCAGGTTTTTGATCTGCGGCAGCGTGATGGTATCGTCCTCGATCGACGGATCTCCATCCTGGACCGCTTCACTTACATCCACGAAACCGGCAGTCACATCCACTGTGTGGACTGCGATATTGGACAGTGCCGGGCCCCACAGGGTGGTCGTCAGCTCATAAAAAATTGCTTCGTTGACGCCCTGCTCATTCTCTGGATCAATCTTCCGGTGGGTCATATCTCCTCCGTTCTCTGCGCCCTAAGATAAAACTGCGCTCGCGTCGATCCAGATCGATGCTCGTCCGCCGTTCGTGCAGCTGCAGTGGGATACCGCTCACCTGGCCTACCCGCCCATAGGAATCCAGCGTAGTGTCTTCCAGTAGTGCATCCAGCGAACCGCTTATCAAGACAGCCGCGCTGGCGGTCAGGATCGTACCCGCCAGGTTCACTGCCAGGCTGCCGCTGAGCAGCACAGCCCCATCCGCGCTGAGCATGGTGTCCTCGAAGGTCACATCCAGGCTGGCGTTGTTCGGCGGCTCGCCGACCGTCCCACTGGCCTCCAGGGTCGTGTCCTCAAATACCGCGTCCAGCAGAGCGCTGACCAACACGGCAGCATCTGCCGCCAGGGTCGCATCTGCCAGCGCAGTCTCCAGCGATCCGCTGATCGAAATAGTTCCATCCGCGCTCAGGACTGTGTCCTCGAATGTCGCCTCCAGATCGGCGGTGATGGGTGTACTGCCGACCGTCCCGCTCGCCTCGAGCGCCGTATCTTCAATGACCGTTTCCAGTGAAGCGCTAACCAGGACCGCGCCGCTGGCATCCAGTGTGGCGTCATCCAGATCCGCGTCCAGTTGACCGCTGACCGCTACAGAGCCGTCTGCGTTGAGTGTACCGTCCTCCAGCACTGCACCCAACTCGGCGCTGATCAGTACAGACCCATCGGCGCTAAGGACCATGTCCTCGAAAGTCACATCCAGATCGGCGGTGATCGGCGTGCTGCCGACCGTCCCGCTCGCCTCCAGGGTTGTATCCTCGTAGCTCACATCCAGCGACGCGCTGACCAGCACGGCAGCATCCGCCGCCAGGGTTGCATCCGCCAGCGCAGCATCCAGCGACCCGCTGACCGGCACCGATCCATCAGCGCTCAGAGTTGCATCCTCAAAAGTTTGGTCGAGCGATCCGCTGACCGCCACCGACCCATCCGCGCTGAGGACCGTGTCCTCGAAAACCACGCTCAGGTTGGCCAGGTTGCCCGACTCGGCGCTGAATGAGCGTGTTATCGTCCAATCACCGAACGAATTGGACCCAGCCGGGTCCTTGCCCCGCGCGCGCCAGTAATAAACCGTCGGCGTGAGCGCGCCGCTGGTGTATCGAACCGTATCGCCAGAGTTGAACGGATCAGTATCCGCCGGGGTGTCGATATTGGCAAAGTCTGAGTCGACATCTGAAACCTTGTCGATCAGGATCGACTCCTCGTAGATACGGAAGTACAAATCCCAGGTCGCCTGCGAGCCGTTGTTAGGTTCGGACGCGCCGTCGATATAGACGTTTCCGCCGTGCAGCGTACCGCTGTTGATGCTGTCGCCCCGCGCTCCCCAGGTGTTGTTGCTGTTGCGGTTGGCGGGAATCCAGTCGATCGTGAAAATATAGTGACGTCCACCCACCAGCCGAATCTGGTTGTTGCCCGTAAAGTTGAAGTCGTACCACAGCTCGCTGCTGCTCATCGTGCCATCAAGAGCAATGCCGTCTGATTCGGCGATCCAACCAGGTGTAGGTGTATCGGCTGGGTTGGCTGGATTCAAAGGAGCCGAAGAGGTACCGTACGTACCCTGGTGCTCATAAACCAGGATACGCGCCGTCCCGTTTGGGCTCTGAGAATCGTTGACCAAACGAACGCCGATCTTCTTGAGGATACCGCCGCGTGCGAGGAAAGACTGCCCCGGTCTGTCATCAACCTGGATGTTCGCTTCCCAGGTGTCGCCGCTGGAAAGTGGTTGCGGGTGGATGGTCAGACCGCCGCCTGCCATGAAATTGTCGGAGATATGCTCGCCGCTCACCAGGTCGCTGCTGTCGCTGATCTGCACCTGGTAGGTGATGTCGTCCACATACGGCGCCGGATCCGTGCCGATGAACTCCAGCTGCGCGCCGCTCGCATCCAAAATTGCCTCGTCTGCCGTGACCGGCGTGACCGTCGGCGGCAGGTTGGGCTCTTCCGTCGCGGGCTTGAGCGCAGCCATGATCGTGCGCCACGTACTGTTGTTGATCGTGGCAGTTTTGTTTCCGCTCGCCCCCGCCGATGCTTGCAGGTCTCCAGCCCCACCATTGCGGTTTATGTTGTATCTGACCGTGAGGTCGGATGATGTAAAGTTGGTGCTGTTTGCAGACCACCCTGCATACATCCCTATCCAGGCATCGTCTGATACCGTAGTGATGGAGAGTCCGGTAGCAGTCGTACCAGATCCGTTGTTTTTTATCGGTGTCGCATCCATCGGCGAAGTATTATCCACGCCGGAGAACCGCTGAATCGCCCCGCGCCGGGTAGCCGCTACTACCGAATAATCAAACCTGTACGTTGACGGCTCGCTGCCGCCAGCCACTTTGGTCAAGATGGTCAGTACAGCCAGATTATCAAACTGTTCCGACTGTACTGTCCAACCAGATGCCGTAATGGATAGCGTACCGCTTGCTACTGAGCCGACTACGGCAGCAACCAGAACATCTCCTGCCTGTATGCCGCTTGGTGCAGGGATATCCAGGGTTAGAAGCGACCCCCCCGGCGCAGCCGAGGAGAACCCCTCATGGACAATGGTCATCAGGCATTACCCGCCGTGAGCGTAAAGGTGTTGACCGTTACCTGCTGACCGTTGGCGATGTTGACATTATCCAGCGTCATATCGCCGCCGCCGCCCGTCCCGCTGACCGTGCCTTGCAGGTGCTGGGTTGTGCCGTTGCTGGCGTACAACCTAAAATGTCCGGCTTCACCATCTGCCGAACCGTTGGCCTGCCAGGTGCCGCTCTTGGCTTTCGAGCCGTTCGACGCAGCCGCCATCCAGTCGGACGGCAGGTTGATCGTCGCCAGCACCGTGCCGCTGTCCGCATCCGTGATGTTCGCTGGCGGAGCGCCGGTGCGGATCTTCAGTACCGCGCTTGCGCCAATCGTCGTCTCGAGCGTATCCAGTTCGGCGTTTCGTACCGCTACAGATTTTTTTATTGCCATCGTAATCCTCCTATCGTTTAGCGATCGCCATGTAGCGGCTCATCGCCAGTGTGCAGTTCAGCGCGGGGTCGTGGAAATCGTGCAGATCGTCTGCCTGGCTGATCTCCCAAACGCCGTCCAGGCGTACCCGGTCCAGGAGGGTAAAACACCTGGCCATTGCCGCATCGATCGCCGCAGTTCCGCGCCGTTGATAAAAAAAGATCCTCACAAAAACCCGCGCCGCATCCGGGTGCGGGTCGATTGCCGTGGTTGTCTCCTGGCGCACCAGCGCGCAGGGTAAAATTTCGCCATCCTGGTCGAATGCCGCCGGTGTATCCTGGCGGTTGATCTCCATCACGTTCCCGCCGACGACATGCACCCCGCCGGTCAGGATCGCAGCCAGGGTACTGTCTGCGCTCAAAATGGCATACACCTGGTCGCGGATCATAGCAGCCTCCCCAAAATGTCTTCCTTGTCGCCAAACAGCCACACCCCCAGCGCGATCGCCACTGGATCGCTGGCGCTAACCCCGCCGCCGTAGCGGCTGGAAAACGTATCCATCGCGGGCCAGGCCTGCTCGCCGCGCATCCACCCGCGCAGCCGTGCGGTGAATTCCTCCGCCGGTGGCTGCATCCCGATCTTGAAGCACAGGCAGCCCACATGCAGCGGCAGAACGATCTCGCCCTTAGGGTAGATGCCCTGGCCACCCTCGCCGCCAGCCACAACCGTTTCGCACTCGCAGCCCAGCGGGGGATGCGCAGCCGATAGAACGATCTGCTCTTTCTCGATCCAGGGTATTTGCGCCATCTGCGCGTCGTTGGCCATGTGGTGGATCGCCTGGATTTCGTTGCGCGCCATCCGCAGCGCATTGTAAGCCACACCCTGTCCGGCGCAGTCCTCGCTGCGCACCAGGCCGGTTTTATTGCCCAGCGCGATATCGGTCTTGGTCAGCCGGTAAAGGCGTGTCGCCGTCCAACGCGGGCAGTCCTGGTTTGCCCCCAGGAATTTTTCCAGCTTTTTGGCCAGCTCCCAGGCCGATGAGCCATCCTGCACGCCCTGCATGAGGATCCGGTTGATTCCCTCCTGCGTATCGCGATCAAACTTCCAGATGCGCGCCGATAATGTCAGGCCATCCTGGTAAATGCGTTCGTTTGCCGCCTGGACCAGCAGATTGAGCTGGGGTGCGAACACCCCCTCCACCACCGCCTCCTCGAAAACCGGTTTTCGCGTTTTCCGGGTCTCCGTGGTGAGCTTCTCCATCTGCTCCGCCACCCCGCGAATAATTACCGCCAGGCTGCCAAAAGCCAGGCTGGCCGCCTCGCGCCGCATCGTTTGAATCATCGGCAGCCAGGCGTCGGTCAACGCCTCGCGCCAGATCAAAGCCGCATCGGATTGCACCTGAAAAGCCAAAGTCCCATCGACCGGCTCTCCCTCTCCGGCTTTCAGCAGCCGTTGAGTGATCTTTGCCGCAGTCTCGCTTAAGATCCGGTGCGTTTCGCCGGTAACGAACATCTGCATGCGCATCAGCGCTGCCTGTTCGGCTAGGTTCACCCGACTCGGGCGGATACGCTCCAGCCAGTTATCAACGCTCGTTGTCACTGGTTCCCCCTCATCAGACCGCCGATGATTGCGTCCAGTCGCCCTGCGTCATTTGCATCGTTCCCGATTCGCGCCTGGACCGCCTGGCTGATCATTTCGCTGTCGATGCCGGGCAGGTAGCGTGCTAACACGTTCCAGACCAGGTCTTCCGGGAAGCCCAACAGGCGCAAGCGCATGGCCGCATCCGCTACGTCGAGGATCTCGCGCGGGGTGACCGCCGCCTGCGCTTTCCAGGTAATGTCGTAATCCAGGCCATCCGGCAGGATCCCGGCCAGCAGCCACTGCCGTTCCAAAAGTGGTTTAATCAGCTCGCTCACCACCCAGACCCGCAATTGCTCCAGCGTTTCCTGGTATTCCTCCAATTTCTTGTTGAGCACATCCCGGTTGAGTTCTTCGCCGTAGACCAATAATTCCATCGGCATTTCGCCGCTCGCCATCCAGGTCTGGATGTGGTGGCGCACGTCGTCGATTTCGCTCAAGCGTGCGTCGCCCTGGATCACCGAGATTGACCCGGGCCGGTTGCTGAAAAAGTCCGCCACCGCTGCACTGGCCGAAAGCGCGGATTTATTTTTTTCCTTGTACTTCTCAATTTCGGCTTCGCTGGCATTCTCGAGCACGTGCAGATAGCGCATCGATGCGCGTGTCTTCCGGCGCACCGCCACATCCAGCTCGCCCTCGCTGACCTTGCGCCATGCGCTGATCCCGCTGGCCATCATCGGCGTGCCATAGCGACCGCCTTCGTCGTGCTCCCAACGGGCATGGATCATTTGCCAATCGGCGAACCAGACCGCGTCTTTGGGCGGTTCGGTGCCGATATGCAGCTGCGATCCCATCCAATAAGCCTTGCGCGGTTCGGCAAAGCGGTCGTACTTGTCAGAGTTGCGCCGCATCTGCAGGGTGGGTTTCCGCGAGATATCGACAATTTCAAGTCGTTCGTTGATGACCACCTCGAGGAAACTATCCCCATCCCGCGCCGTCAGGCGCACCCAGTCATCCAGGTGCTTGTCCAGGTCCAGCCGCTTGTACAGCGCCTGCGCAACCTGCGCCGCCCGCTCATCCTGGCACTTGATCGTAAAACCGCCCTTGATCATATCCCGCGCCAGTGTGCGGATCATCTTGCGAGCGCGTGGATCCTGGCTGTACATCTGGCGGCAGGCCTCAACCATCCGGGCGCGGTCTGTCTCGGTCGTGAATTTTTGGGCCACATCCTCGAAGATATCGCTCAGGCGCGGCAGCTCTGCGCTCGTTGTGCGCTCCTCGTCCCGTTGTCTCCGGAAAATGGCATTGATTTTATCGAATAGTCCCATGGGCTCACCCGTCGAATAGGTCGTTCAGCATTTTTTCCAGCTGCGGCAGGTGCTGCTGGATGGTGGACATGATGATTGCGTACCGCCCGCCGTTGGATAATTCCAGAAATTTGCCATAAAAAACCGTGTGGCTGAATGCGATCACCAGCTCGTCCCGGCTGCCGGATACAGTGACCCCATCCGTGTTAAGCTGCGCAGCGTCGGACGATACCTGACCAGTGATTGTTTCCAGATCGAACCCGTCCACCGCATAAAACAGACCTGACCGCGCGTTACCCGTCCGGTCCTCCCAGGGTGCGTTCAATCGGCCCTGATTTGCCATTTCCTGCCCAACATAGGCGGCGACAGCCTGGACCGCAATCAAAACCCGCTCGCCATACCGCTCGATGTTTTCGATCATCGCCTCTGGAGGCGTGACCCAATAAATCCCGGAGGTTTCCATCACTCCACCGCCTCCGCCTCGGCCACCGTCCCAACCAGCCTGGATGGCCGCACGAAGCCCACCTCGAACAGTGTCCCCTCCAACGTGAAGCGGTCGCCGCGCCGGATGTCCATCTCCGGAGTACCGTAAACAATCACCATCGCCCGCGCTGCACTGGACGCGTTCGCTCGCGCCTGTTGTGCCCTTGGCCCGGATCGCACGATCCGCGCGCCCTGGGCTGCCAGCGTCTGGCTGCCTCGCCGCAGCGTCACCTCCACGCGGTTATCGCCGATCATCTCGGCCAGGTCATCGCGCATTTGGGCATAATCGTCAGGGGTCAGCATCAGCCCACCACCAGGTAAGCGCTTGCGCCGCTCAGCCGTTCGGCCGTCTGGACGAACTGTCGTTCCAGTTCGCGCGCCTGCTCGCGCAGCTCAGTCGCCAGGCGTTCCATGCTCACCCGTTCGTCGCCCAGTTGGTACGTCCAGGCTTTCTGCGCGGCTGCATTGGCTTGCAGCGTCAGGCAGGCTGCCTGCGCATGCAGCAGGACTGCGCCCGCCTCGGCTCTGCTCATCTCGGCGTACTGATCGTCCTCATCAAGGATATGACCGGCCGCGTAGGTGATCTGCCGGGTCGTCGTATACCCAGGCGTGGGGTAGAACGTGATCGTCCGGTCGCTGATCGTGTACTGCTCGCTCCACCCGCCTGCTGGCAGCGGGATCAAGCCCTGGTCGGAGATAAAAACTCCCTCCGGCGTCGCCAGGCTGTCGATTTTGATCAGCAAAATGAAATCGTCCGGCAGGCTGTAACTCGCCTGCCCGCTGGTGATGCTCAGTGATGCGATTTTTGTGCGCGGCGCCTTGCGATTGAGCGCATCGACCGCCTCGAACAGCGCGTCCTGACGTTGTTCAGCGCCGGGTACGCCGTTTTTTGCCGGTACCGCTCCGCTTAGTCTCTCCATCAGTTGGGCTAGCATCGTCGCCATTCATCACCTCGATTTCTTTTCCCAGTCGGTCGCTGATCGCCCGCACCATTTTTTCCGGCACGCTCACAATTTCACCTGGAACTACCCACCGGCCCAGGATCAGCCGTTCGCGTTTGCCAACCAGCTTGATTTTCGCCATCGTTCCGCCTTTCTCTCCCATATTCCCCTCTCCCAAATTGGGAGAGGGGTGAGGGGTGAGGGGTTATGTTTAGTCAACCAGCTTGACGTATGAGCCCTTCTCGACGATCGGGCTGTCCGACAGGTTGAACTCCTCGGCGTAATACTGGTCGGCCGCTACCAGCTTGCCGTCGCTGTAGGATGGGAACGGGCCGCGCAGCAGCATCGGGATGTACACCCGGTGCATGACCAGCTCGCGGTTGACCACCAGGATGTAGTCATCCGTGAATTCGGTCGTCTCGAACACGTTCAGACCCTTGACCCGCCCAACGTATCCGTTGGCATTCAACGTCGCATCCGGGCGCGAACCAGCCGCCGTGAAACCGTCCCAGTTGGCTACCTTATCGCTATTGGTCAGCGAAAGCACCACTGCATTCGGCTGGTAGTAACGGTTGGCAACCTTGACCTTTGCCACGCCGACCTTTTCGATCAGCGCCTGCAAGGTATCCGAACTGCGGTTCCAGGTCCCGCCGCTGTTGTTGCTCACCTGCAACACGCTGGCCAGCGCCAGGTAGAAGATTCCGTTGTCGATCTTATGTGCGATTTCGCGGGTCAGCGCTGCCAGGGTGCGCGCCACGGCGTCGAAGCCGATCTGGCTGCGGCTGAACACGATCGCCTCGCGGCTGATCTGGGTCGCTAGCCGGTCGGCTATCGCTTCGATGGTCTTGAAGCTCAGCTGAACCTTGCCGCGCTCGATCGCTGCCATCTCGCCCTTGCGGATCGCGTCGTACTGGTAATCCACTTTAAGCGCCTGGCCGTTGGTGATCGTTGCCAGCGCCATGAACCGGCCGTTGGCGTAATCGACCACGTAGTCGCTGCCCTCGACGTAGGTCACCGTCCCGGCCGAGTTGGTGATCACCACCGTGCCCGGGATCAGACGCTTGTTTGCCAACGAAACGTACCCGTTCAGGGCTGCGGTCGCATCCTCGTCCACCACTGTACCGGTCGAGCCGGTCTCGCCGGTGTACTGCTCAAAATACAGCCGGGTCGGGCTAGTGTCGATCGTTGCGAAGTCGAAAACGCTGGTCGCTACCAGCACTGGTGTCGCCGCTGCGATGATCGCCCGCGAGACGCTGTACGGCAGGTTCAGATCCGCCGTGGTCTCGGCCTCTTCGAAAGCCCGCCCCTCCTCGGCCAGCTGGCGTTTAAACACCTCGTCGAAGCGCTCCAGCACCTCTCGGGTGAAGCGTGCGTTGACCAGGTCATCAGCCGGTTTGCTGTACATTCCGCGCCGCTCCATGTGCTCGAGCAGCTCCAGCGATCCGCGGATATGGCCGGGTTGGTTGCCTGGGATTTCGATCACCCCGCCTTGCGGGTGGAAGCCCATGCCAGCCAGTTTCGCATCGGAGACGATCTTGTCGTACTCTTTGCGTTTGGTCTCAACCAGGCTCTTGACTGCTTCCGGCGTGGCCGGTTTTGCGTCGCGCACCGCCTGGACAAAAGACTCGTTGAGCTTGCCATATGGCAGCTCTTTGGTCTGCTCGGCAACAGCCTCATCGACCGCTTTCTGCGCAGACTGTGCATCCAGCGTCTTTTTAGCATCCACCGCCTCGGTCAAAGCCTTGGCCAGGTCCGCGCTCTCGTCGATCCCCAGCGATTGGCGGATCTTGCTTTCCAGCAATTGCGCCTGCTCATCGGAGAGCTTTTTGACATCTTCCGCGATCAGTCCACGGAACAACTCCGGGTGTTCCCGGATGATTTTCAGGATTTCTTCAGGGTCCATGGTTTCCTCCATATCGGACTTCGATTCAAATAGGATCACGGCCGCATTCGGGTCGCTCGGCTCGATCACCAGGTCGTAACCGGTGATCCGCAGCTTCGTCACTTCTTCCACCTGCTGGCCGTTTTGTTTGACAATTTTTGATTGGCCATATGCGCGCTGTGAGATGCCCGGCATTACCCCGCCTTCCATCAGCGCCAGGATGTCCCTACCCTTGCTGGTCTCCAGAATGTGTCCATCGAGGACCGTCTGGTGCCCGTCAAATGAGATCGCATCCCATTTGACGATAGTTTCCAACAGGTTAGGACGCCCGGATTTGTTTGACGGGTGCTCCGCCTCTCCCAGCAGCATCAACCGGCCTTGACCGGCGCTCTCGTGCAGGTGGTTTTGTAAATCTTGCACCGCCGCCTCAAGCACCGCCGCCGGATAAAGCCGTCCGTTGCCATTGACAACGTCGGCTGTAATCCCAATCGCCTTGATTTTCCGCGGTTGGCCATCGACCGCTTCCAGTAGCTCGACCGTGCCAACCGATTCGACAAACCGTTTTTCCTTCCTCTTTCCCTGTGAGGACGATTCCTCGATCCCCGCCGGTTGGTAAGTCAGCTCCACCACCCGCCATTCGTTCTGTGGCGCGAAAACATACTCGCCATCCTGGCGCTGGTAGCCGACGGAATAATACTCGTCCACCTTTTGGCCTTCGCCGTGAGCGATCAGGTGATCTGCAAAGATCTCCTCGATCCAGATATACGGCCCCGATTCGCTCATCGGAAATTGTTTCCGGAACGCCTCACGGATCATGGCCATGGTGTAATCCAGGCTGCCTTTTACCAGTTCTTCTAGCGGTTTACCGCGATTAATTTTCTTAGCCATTCTCTCCTCCTAAAAACCCAGGTCGCTTGCTGTTTGCACAGCCGCCTCGCTCGTAGCTGTTTGCCCGTAGCCTTCGCCGAAATCCGCAATCATCTGCAAACCGCCACTCATCGTATCGGCGATATCGTCGTGTTTGCCGCTTGGAAACACCTCCAACTCACGCCAGGCAGCCTGCCACCATGGACCGCGCACCACCTCGACCAATCCTTGCCTTGCGCGAGTCTGTAATGGCCTGGCCCGGCTGACTTTGTCACCTTGCGGAACCATTGGCATAATCGCCACATTCGCCAGGCGTGTATCTCGCATAAATTGCTTAAAGACCAGAGATGAGAATGCCACGCTTTCCACCGCCCAGATCGTGCCCCGTTCGCGTGGATCGACCATCCAGGCTACCACCTGCGCCAAGAACTCATCCAGCTCATGGACATGCAGCAGATCTCGGTAGACCACCACGCCGCGAACGCTGTCCAACGCGCACGGCATGGCCGCGTTATAATCCGCCTGTTGGCTCTCGCCCAATGCCAGGTCAAGGTAAACGAACCACTGCAACCCCTCCGGTCGTTTTTCGACCAGGCGGAAGTTGCTTTCATCGAAGAAATTCCCCTTCTCGGCCCTGGGCAGCTGCTGATATTGCGCGTCAAACTCGTGCTGCCCGACATTCGCGGCAATCCGCGCCAGTTGCTCTGCCGGAAATTTCTCTGGCCATAACGCCTCGCCGGGCTCGCGTCCCAGCGGATCCGCCGGTGGTAAAAACTGACCCCGCAGCATCAGCTCCTGGAAGCGTTGCTCATCCTGTACGTACTGGTCATGCCCCAATGCCAGCGCTGGCAGGTACAGGATCGTCCACTGGTCGGCCAGCAGCGGATCGCTGACCATCATCTCCAGCAGCTCGCCCGCCAGGTCATCCGGGTGCCAGCGCGTGTGCGTCACCACAATCGCGCCGCCGTCCTCAAGCCGTGTGTAAGCCGCCGACTTGTACCAGCTCAGTACCCGCTTGCGATAGCTCTCGCTATTTGCCTCGTCTCGGTTTTTAAACGGATCATCGATCACCAGCAGGTGCGCGCCCTTACCGACGATCCCGCCGCCAATACCGGCCGCCACCACCATGCCCCTATGCGGTGCTGCCAGGCTCCAATTTGCCTTCGCCCGGCTTTCCTCGTCCAGCTCGACCGGCGCATCCACCGCGCTCATTTCACCAAACACTTTTTTGTACTGATCGCTGGTGACGTAGTTTCGCACCGCCCGGCTGTCCTCGTTTGCCAGGTCCGCGCCGTATGCTGTCAAGATGATCCGGCTGTCCGGACGTTTGCCCAGCAGCCAGGACGGAAACAATCGGCTGATCTCCTCGGTCTTGCCGTGCCGCGGCGGCTCGAAGATCATCAACCGCCCGATGCCCTCCGCGCCTTTCGTTTCGATGTACCTGTACACCTGCTCGAGATAATCCGCCACCAGGTAATGGTGGCGAGCTGGTTTGTACCACGGCGCCACGTAGGTTGCGTAATCCATCAGTCGTTTACGCGCCAAAGCCCGCCGTGCTCGGATAGCGGCTGCCTGGTGTGCCCGTTCTGACACCCCACCCGAAACATCTGCACTGGGGATAGCGACCATCTCACTCATTCAGGTCTTTATCCTTCCGTGTCAATCGAGCCAGTTTTTCAAGTTCTTCATCCGGCAGATCGTCGAGATCCTCGACCGAGTGGATATCTCGCTGATCTACTCTCAGGCGTGGGATGTAATCTCCCAACAGTTCCAGGGCCAGTTTGCGGTCCTGGTGTGATTTGTAATCCGGATTTGTCGCGCTGGCGATCAACGCGTTGTAAATGTCAGCCCGATGTTCGAACAGCGGTGCCGCCTGTAACAGCGTGATCGTTTCGTTGATCGCCGGGTTTTTCGCCCGCCAGGTCCCGATCTGCCGGTCGGTCGTCAATCCCAGAACCTGTGTCGCCAGCTCTTCCTGGGTGTGCGGCCAGCGTTCCTTGCGCGGGCTTGCTGCCCAGGCGATGTAGCATGCCACCCGCCACGGCCATCCTGAGTTGCGTAACCGGTAGTACATCTCAAGCCAGCCCGGCATCTCCGGTCCCTGGATAGATTCCAGCGCCTGGCGTGCTGTCTCGGACCGTAATCTCGCCTCTTCCGGCGAAACGAAAGAATGCCCATCCTCGGCTTCCTCGATCTCCAGGCCGAGCGGGATCTGCCGCAGCAAATCGTCCCAATCCGGGCGTTCTACCGGTCTTTTCATTTCACCCGCTCCAGATATTTGGTACTGCCAATCTGCAAGGCGCAAAACTCGCCTGGCGCGATCTCGATCCAGACGTCGCCACCGGCGACCTCAACCAGGTTGACCACATCTCCCTTGCGCAGCTGGCGGATAGGTGTGTTCCCGCCTGCGGTCGGCATGCGGCGCACGTTAAGCCAATCGGTTATCACCCGATAGCGATATCCAGTTGGCGCAGGTGTGGGTGTAGGCGTTGGGACTGGGACTGGGACTGGTACCGGTGCTGGCTGGATCGTGCCAAACATAGCCCGGAACGCCGCTTCGGATTTTAGCCAGCGGTTGGTGTCGAGCTGCTTGCTCTCCGTCCCATAGTAAGGACCATCGCCGCGCTCGCCGGTCTGCACGATCCACACATCCAGATCGTGATAACCATCTGGTATCCACGGCTTGCCCAAAAACTCGCTCGGTGGATCGGTCGCCAGGTACTGTGCCATCCACCATTTGCGCTGTGCCATCCAGGCTTGTTTTGCCATAAAATCGCGAACGAACGTAAACCGAGAATAAACGATCACCTCGCGCCCGGTTCGGTCCTCTAACGCTTTGCTGAAGTTCTCCGCGGCGTTGGATAACGCGGATTTTGATACCCCATGTACCAGTTCCAGATCGTTGACAATCGGCCCCTCGCCGTCATATTTACGGTCCGGGAACATGCTCAAAAAATTATCTGCCTGAGCCGCGGCACTCTCAGCTGGATAAAGCACATGGTATGCCATGCGTGGAATGTTTCGTTTCTTTAATTCCGCCCAGTAAATAGCAAACATGCTGTCCTTGTAACCCCAGCTGATACCCGTGCGGCAGGCGATATACTCGACCCGCGGAAGCACCGAGACCAGCTCGTTAAAATCGACTCTGCCCTGGTTGCGGCTGATATCAATCCCGAATCTACGGCCATCGGTCAAAGATGGGCGGTAAGTGCCTGGTGTGGTCATGCGCTCCTCCGTTTCTGAGACGCAGCGATCATTTGATCCTCACAGTCCCAGCCCTAGAAATCTGTTCAAGAGGTAGATGACGATCACAAACACAATGATCGCCAACAAGATCCGTCCCCAGGGGGGCGGGATCATCGGTACCACGTACCGATCTAATAGCACAATGGCTATTACCAGAACAATTAGTATTACAAGTAACTCAATCATTTTTATTCTCCAAACTGTTTCATTTGATCAGCCCCAGTATCTGCCCCAATAACCAGATGATCACCGCACTACCCATGATCCCGCCTAACCAGCTCAGGATCACGTTAGTCCGTTTAAGTCCTGCAATTTCCAGGTTGATCGCGTGCAGCATCTTGTTATGCTCACTGATTGTTGCCTGCTGCTCTTCCAGTCTTCGCCAGGCCGCATCTACCCGAGAAGTGGTTAACGGCTGATAGCCCGCATCATTCTTTTCAAGGCAGCGCAGCCGCTCTTCGACTGCACTCATCATCGATTCGAGCTTCGCGAAGCCTTGATCCATACGGACCCCCAGATGGTCAATTTGTTTTTGCAGGTTTGATTGCATCGATGCACGGCTCAAGGATCCCGTGCTATCCATAGCTGCGCACGTCGTGTTCGTTCAGCTCCGGGTCTTTCTTGGGAAAAAACCGGGTGATGAACTGGTGAATATACGATGCGCCCATGCCGATCGCAACCCCGGTGACGGCCAGACCAAACGGCGTAATACCCACTGGCGAATCAACAAACACGCCCAGTAGATACAAAAGATCAAACTGGTAAATGAACGCCCCGACTATACCGGCTGCCACAGCCACATAGACCAGCGCCCATTTGTAGGGTTGCAGCGCAGGCACATGGTCGATGATCCGGCCAAACACCGCCTCCACCAGCGTCTCGACAAGAAAAGCAACCGCCATGATCAGCGCCAAAGTCCCGAAAATGCTATTTTCCATTGCTCCTCCGCTTAAAACGTTTGCGCCCGACAATCCATTAAGGACTGCCGGGCGCTCATCTCCGACCGTTGCCCGAACTACATCGGGCATGCAATATTCAATAACTGAATTTTAGCATGCTTGTCAAGAGTTTACAAGAGTCAATTAGAACAATTAGAACATTACATTAGAGTTTTGGAAAATCCCCAATCAACACTTGACATATAATGCCGCATGCGGTATTATATAACTAAGATAACAACAAGGGAGCAGCGAGATGAAACTAACAGTCAAGGGTAAAAGGGTAGAACTGAACGGAAACAAAATGTCCGGCGACACATATCCGATCAAGGGCTATATCAAAGAATATCTCAACGGAAAATGGGACGCCGACAACAAGGTGTGGATTGTTGACGGCGGACAGGTCGAAGCAATGATGACCGGACAGTACCCCGTCATCAAGCTCGACACCAGCACCACCGAGCAGGTCACTGAAAAAGCATACAACGGGCTTTGCCCCAAGTGCCACACATGGTGTTACGGCGACTGCACCGCCCACTGAACAAGCACGCGAAACCGGGGCAACCAGGCCACATCTTAATAAATCATCATATCCATATAATCAAAAAAGAGGGCAAAATGAAACCAAGTGAACTACCAAACTACCGATGGCCAGATTTATCATATATTGTCAGGCAATATGTCGTAGTCGATGCGCGTGGGCGAATCGGAATCGCCCACAACGGCTCTGATGGAAACCTCTGGGCTCATCCCGCAGAAATGCCCGCCATCGCTCAGGCTACACCGGACATGGCCCTGCCAAACGGGGCCAAACTAATGACCGATACACTTTGGAGATACAGCGACGATGATGACGCCTGGATCGGCCGCTGGTGCGACCAGGATAGCGATGACGAGCTGCTCCACCTTGTCATCGTAGACGACCTGGGTTGGGTAATGCCTGACCGATATGCCGATCAGGCATTATCCGGCAGCGATCAGATGGGATTTTGGAACTACGGTGCCACCATTGGCAGGGTTGGCGGTCGCCCCCCCGTAGCTGGACAAACGCCAGGAGAATGTACTATCGACCAGGCTGTGGAATACACCGCCGAGGTCGGAGAGCCGGTCTCGCCGCGCGGGCTGCGCCTCGCATGCGCGCGCGGTTACATCCCTGGGGCACGCAAAATTGGCAGGGATTGGCTCCTGCCTTATGAGGGAATCAATTATTACCTGGATAACCGGCCGCGGCCGGGGCGAAAACCAGCATCAAGACAAGAAAGATAAGTATCTAATGCCGCCCCGTCGCCTACCCCCAATCATCGAGGACACCGTCGCCCTGGTCAAAGCCGCCCGCATCGCTGCCCTCGCCGAGGCAAGAGCTAATGGTTGGCTCGAGCAGCACAGTTACCAGGAGATAGCCAATGTCCTCGATGGCGTCAACCGCTCCACCATCCAGCGCAACCTGGACGCCATCGACCGGTTTGAGCAGCTCCGCGGGCAATTTTTAGCCCGCCTCGAAAATCTCAAACCCTAAAATCAACTACCCCCAAAAGACCGGCGCCTCACCCGCCGGTCTTTTTCATTTCCAACACTCGCGCTACCAGCTTATCCAGCGCCTCCTGCCCGGGCACCCAGGTCCGTACTGCCTCGCACACCGAGCAGCGCACATCTGCCGCATAACCCTCCACCACCGCGATCACATCGATCTCGGTCGGCCCGGGTGTGATGTCAATAGCCTCCCGATACAACAGCAACTGTCGGATCCCGCTCCCGTTCCGCACCACCTGGCCCAACACATGCCCTTTCGGGCATTTCCATGCTTTGATCTCATCGCTCATCTGCGTTGCTCCTCTCTGCCATCAGCACAAAACCGCGCGGCAGTGTTGGTACCGCCTCGAGTTTAACCTCAACTCGCTCCTCGCTGTCTGCGTACACCAGCACTTGCTCAGTCGCCATCTCCGGAATTTTCTCCACCAGCGCCACTGACGGCCACCGGCCGATCAGGTCCAGGTATGCAACCCCCGCAAACATAATCGCCTCTCGCAGCAGCTGGCCTTTGTCGATCTTCCATAGCAACGCCTGCCGACCATCCAGCCAATCCGGCCCGCCCGCCACTGTGATCACCTCGCGCGCTGGCCACCACATTCGAAGGTGATGCAGGTCCAGCACCTTCTCATACTCGGTCTGCGTCTCCACTTGTGCCAGGCAGTAATGATTAATCCGGGACAACCAGTAATCCTGGTCCACCGGCTGGCCCATCTGCACCACATGCAGCCAGCGCATCCCCTGCGCGCTTATCGAATTCTCCAAAACCTCACCGCTCATGTCACCCATCAGGGTATTCCTCCCATGTCCGGCCGTCCAACTCTCGCCCAGCAGCCTTTTTCCCGACCCGTTCCATAAACCATGGGTTTTGTCCCGGATCGGGCTGATACCCACACCAGTATTCCTCTCTATCACCCCACTCCTCCATAAATTTCGTTCCGCGATTACCCAAACAAATACAATGTTTACCGAAATCTATCTTATCCATAAAATCGTCATTGCCGTATTGCTCGGCCACCGGCAGCCACTCTCCCCATTGCTTAAAGAAAAATGGAACACCTGCATCCTGGCACTGGTCCCGCAGCGACCGCGCCCAATCTGGGTGCATCGGCCGCGCCCCCGGCCCGCTCTCCCCGCCGCAGATCACCCAATCCAACCTTGCCGTTCCGGCCTGGTGGTCAAGATAGTAATCTTTCCATTGGAAACCGGCCAAACTATCCCAGTGCCAACCATAACCATATTTCAGATCATGCAATTTCACTGGCCCCAGCAGCGGCTCGCAGCTTACGAACCTCACGGCGGCCGGCGTCTCCAGCAGCAGCGGAATCCGTTCATCCGCTGCTTGTTGATTTTCGATGCTGACACCTAACCAGACGTTTTTCAGGACACCGAATCCATCGCGGAGTAGAAGATCGACCTTTTCCTTCATCCAGTTTGGGCGCTTTGTCAAGACCAAAAATTTATGATGTTCTGCGCTCGTCATCACGGTCCAAACGTTTTTCAGAAATTCATACGGCATGTTCTCGTGAAACAGGTCGCTCATTGAATCCACAAAAATTCGGCTCGGTTTTTTCAACCGCAGTGGTTCATACAACCGCTCAGGCAAACATCGCACCATTCCGTTCCAGCGGCCATTATCGGTCAATAATCCCTGATATTCTGGCCGGCCCATCGCCACCAAGCGTCGGGCAAACCTCTCGGCGTAGCAATTTCGGCAGCCCTCGCTCACCCGGCTGCACCCGACTGTCGGATTCCACACTACATCAGTCCATTCTATTTTGCTCTTAGTCATCTCATCCTCTTTTCTTCTCGCATCCTCTTCCTCGCCAATGCGGCTGCCCTGCGCCGCTCGTGCCTGTTCGGCTTCGATCCAAGATAAGCCGCCTCCATGGGTTTTCGATCTTCTATCGCGCCCTTCTCAATCTCCGCCAGGATTGCCGCCCGCGATTCGTCGCTCAGTTCCGGCACCGCGTTTGGATCTTTACGCAGCTCGTCATACAATGCTTTCATAGGTCCAAATGGGTTAACCAATGTTGTCTCTGTTCCATCATTGTTATATAGGATCAATTTATCTTCTTTCATCTCATAACTCCTCGTAAATCTCTGTGATCTTTGTGTCCTCTGTGGTTAGATCCCCTGCACCGCGCCGCGTGATACACCTGCCGCGGATGCCGTGGTACAAACTCAATCCCGCACAACGGGTTCGCGCACGGCCGCGAATCAGCCAGCACCAGCGCCCCCGGCCTCACCTGGCCCAGTGCCTGGACTGTAACCCGCTCGCTCTGCGCCAGCTCCACCGGCGTCTCGTCAATCACCGCCCCCAGCCGCATGATCGCATCCATTAACTTCCGGCTCGCCTCGATTTTCCAATTGAGCACATTCCGCAGGTATCGCCACCCCCACGGCGGATCCTTCCGCGCGATCGCCGCCAGCCTTTCCGCAATCCGCTGGAGATCCGCCACGCTGATCACCGCTGGATCATGCCCCATCGCCTGGATCAATTCAGACAGCGCCTTCGCCCCGTCCAGGTCAATTAATACTGCCTGCCCCTGTTTCTGCTTTTCTAACATCGTTCTAACCTCGTTATATGGCATCCTGATTAATCTCCTCGCCCAGCCAAAAGTAATTCTTCATTACCCGCCGGTCCGCTATCAGCCGAATATCTCCCCTCTCCATCGCTTGCGATGGGGAGGGGCCGGGGGAGGGGTTGATAACCAGATCCCCAGGATTCACCAGGCAAATATTCGCCCTCCGACCATGCTTCCGCTCGAAGTACGCCGCGCCTTCCATGATTCGTCTCTCCAATGGCTTTAAATTATTGTTATCAAACCAGATCATGTACTCCATCTCTCACCTCAACATTCTCTGCGGTCCAACGCTTAGAGCCCCAACGCCCGCATCGCCCGCTCATACGCAATCCACCTGGCCGGACGGTTCCCGCCTGCCTCGGCCGCGTACCCCATCCAGATGCACCAGCTGGTGAACGCCTCTGCCCACTTTCGCTCCAATGATCCTTCCGAGTAGCGGCGCACCGGACACAAATATTCCGCATCTCCTTCTGCCAAAAGCTCTTTAACGAAATCCATCGGGATCGTGTCGTTTACCACCCGTAGGAACAGCGCGGGGCCGACATCTCCGGAAGCCATCTCAATCCTCGGCACGTATCGCTTTGCAAATTCGAGCTGTTGCTCGTCCATCCGCGCGATCCGCTCCAGCAGCGCCACCCGCTCCGATACCGCTGTCGCCCGCCGGTAATCCGCAAGCCATCCAAGCCACTTGCAGGCGATCCAATCTACCACCCCGACCCCTGCGGCCACTGCCAATGCAAGCCCGGCGATCAGGGTAAACATCGGCAGCCAAACCGGCTCCCCCACCAGCAGCGATGCCAGCAGTAACCCCGCGGATAATAGTGCTGATAAAATCCATCCAATCGCGTTAGGATTTCTCACCCTTCCGCCTCCCCTCCCCCGGGTTTTGTCTCCCGATTCATCGCACGCACGCTAGTTCTCACGCTCCACAACCTCCACGCCGTAATCACGTCCCTCGCGCCGGATCCAATCCAGATTGATCCGTGCGTCGAAATCCATGTGCTGCTCGATTTCGTGTGGCGGCGCCAGCAGCAGAATGTTGTCTCCTCTGCGCCTGCCGTGCATCCGGCTCTCGACCAGGTCAGCCACATCCAGGATCTTCCTGCCACTTTCCCGATCAGGCGATCTGGCATCGATCTTCCGTGTTGGCCAGCGGTGCGCCCGTTCATCATTGATCATCGCCATCAGGCCGCCGATCACCAGGCAACCCAGTAGTACCAGGCAGCCCACCTGCCAGCTCTCCAGCTCGCTTAGTATCTCAATCATCGATACCTCCAACTAACTCACTACTGTTTGCCATGCAAAGAGCAAGCAGGCCGTGGCTAAACCAATCATGACCATCATCATCAGTGTTGCCAGCAACCAAACAACCGGCGCGCCGTCCTGGCGAAACGGTTCGTCATTCATCTCTCGATTAATTACCTGGGGTCTTGTCAGCTTCGCCATTTTTTTTTGATCTCCTCGAATTCTTTTCTAAGAAGATAAACCTCACTGGCCAGGTCAAAAACATTGGGAACAAATTCTCTTTTTTGGTCTTGGATTTCGTATAAATTCACCAATTTTTTCTCGGCCTGCATAATCCGTGTCTGATCAAGCGATACCCAATAGCCGTCTCGTTGGCGTTTTGCAATTTCCATATCCAATTCACGACGTAAAATTCTGCCAATTTTCTGTGCCGCTATTTTCTGATTGGTTTTTGCTGAAAGGGATTTAGTGATTTCACCAACTTTTATATGCGGCTTTAGATCAATGATCTTTACACAGTCCGATTCGTTGGCCATCTTAATAACATCCAATACCAGTCTTGCAAGCTCTAAATTGTTCATTTTTTCTAACCCCCTATCCTATATTCAATGGCTGAATTTTGGTTAACTTCAAAAAAAGCGTCTGTTAACGGTATTCACGGGCTGGTAGCAGCCCCGTTTGTCGTACATCTCAAATGTGTTCCTCAATGCCATATAAGTTAACAAGTGATCACGATATACACTTAAAAATGACCTCGGAAGCCTTAAAACTGCCCAAAAACCGCTTAAAACCGCCATTTTTGCCCCGTTAACATATGAACTATGTGAATAGACTTTGGGTAGTAGAGTTTGTCTTGTAACGAAGATTAAAATCCCTCTCATTTTTGCCCCCGTTTTTAATCTTCGTGACAAAACAAATGTCAGCAGCCGACCAAAGTTAACAAAGTTCATAAGTTCATGCCAGTCTTTCCTGGACCGGCTTAGCCTTCTCTGGCTGCGGTCCAAAATTATCCGGGTTCACCCCGAATTTCGTCGATAGCCCCAGCATCCTGGGTTCGTTCCAGTACACCCAAAACCCGTCCCGGCGCCGGTCGCTGACCTGCATCATCAGCTCTTCCCGCAGGATGCGTCCAACCCGCTGCGCTTTGATCTCGGTCCGTCGCGATCGCTTCACGTCTTCGTCCGTGTCTTCCGCATCTGGATCGTTCATCTCGTCCATGATCTCGTTTGCGATCCGGGTCACGTCCCCGATCTTGATCAGGCTGTTGCCTTCCTCATCCACCCGCACCATTTCCTTGCGCAGATCCGGGTATTTCCAAATCTTCCACAGTGCTTCGATGATTCGCGCGGTCATGGTCATGCTCTGATTCAGGATCGTTTCCTGGTAGTAATCCCGCAGCACCTGGCGGATGTCTTCCTGTTGTTCCGGGTCGTCTCGTGCGATTGCCAGCAGCGGGCCCGCCACCTGGTTTAACCGTGGCGAGATCGATAGGTCGAACCACGCCGCGTCGATCGGGATCTCCGGCTGCCAGTGCTCCAGTCGGAAGCGCAGCAGCAGGTTGCGGATCGCCTGTGCCTTGGCCAGGATGGCCTCGTCTACGTTTAAAGGGATCCCGGCCGCCACCAGCTCCGGCATCTCCCGCGTGACCAGCTTTAAAGTCAACGACCTGGTGCCCACCGCGTCATCCTTAAAATCTTTGCGCATCCCGATCAGCTTTGGACTGTAGATGTTGTAAGCCACCGTCTCCCAGTCCTTGCTGCCGTCCTCCAGGGTCACTTCCCGCGTCCGCATGATCGGGCGCCCTTTGAAAGCCCCCTGGTTGTAAAACTTGACCATCTCGTTATCAGTGTCACTGTAAGAAATATCCGCCTCGTCGATCAGCACCGTCCCTCGATATCGGTGCACAGCTCGGAACAGGCTGGCGGTTGTGTCTGTCCCGCTGGCCTGCATCATCCGGTAGCATGCCAGCCCGACACGAAGAACGAACTCAGATTTGCCTGCTCCTGCGCTGCCCATGGCTCTTAAATAAATCGTTGAAGAAAAACAGTCATAAAGCCAGGTCTCTAAAATCCAATAAGCCACCAGCTTGGTCAACTTGTCGCTGGGCATGATGTACACCGATTTCAAATACATCCGCAGGTAAGTCACCAGCTCCGCGATGCTTTTTTTGTCCCCCAGAGCGCTCGGGAAATGGATCGAGCCCATCTTCATCAGGTCGTTAGGTGGATATGGTTCGTAGAATCGTCCATTAATCGCCACACCGAACCCGCTGTCGACTTTTCCGTCCGGATCTCGCCAGGCGAGCAGCGCCCGCCCGTTTTCGCGGTCATACAGGTATTCCAGCAGCCATCCATCAACATATTCCCCCCAGGTGTAGGTTGCTTCCCCGCCTGACCGCTCTTTCGTCGCCTGTGCCGCCGCTGCTTTAAGCATGCGCTCCAGCTCGCGCATCGTCACCTGCAGGATCTTCGCTAGTCGCCCCTTATTTTGCGCCAGGCTGAACTCATCCAGACGGTTAATAATCCCAACCGCCCGCTTGATCGCCTCGTCGCGCGCTGCCCCTTCCCGTGCCCCCGCCCAGCTGGTCACCGCCTCCACAAACATTGGCGCTCGGTCCAGCAGCAGCTTGGCCACACTTGCCTGTTTGTCGTCATCATGCCCGGCCGCTGCCATGGACCGCAGCAGATCATTCGAATCCTTAACCTGTCGCTCGTCACCATCGACCGGATAGGTTGCAAACTTCTCCCCGATCGGCCAGCGCATCACCGCCGAGATTGCGCGTAGATAATCCCCAGCCTGCTCGATCGCCTCGCGCTGTTTGGCCTGCAAATCGCTATTCAGTGGCAGTAGCAGCGCGCCCGGGTCCGAAATGGGCAGCAGCCGCACTGTCGGACCCAACAGCTCAGCCAACCGCCAGGCATTGTTGATTCCGGTATAGTCCATATCCAGCGCCAGATAGATGTTTTTATGCCGCTCGCGCAGAAGTTTCGCCATCTCCTCATCCAGCGAAACCCCTGCCAGCGCCACCGCCGCGTACCCCCACAACCCCCAGCTGATCGCGTCCGCCTGTCCCTCCACGATCACAACCGTTTCAGTAGCAGTAGCGTAGACATGGTTGTTGAAGACCTGGCGCTTGCCAACCAAAATATCTGGCAAATTGTAGTGAAATTTTTCGATGATCCCCCGCGAGCTCAGGTAACGGATCCTGCCGTTGACCAGGTGAGGATAGACCAGCCGGTTTTTCCCGAAAATTCCTGGTATATATCCGCGTTCTACCCAATCCGGGTTGATCCCCTCCAGATTATGTTTAGCTGCCCAACTCTGCACATCCCCGCGGTACCCCAGGATCGCTACGGCCACCGGCGAATCCAGATCCACCCCACCGGCAATCAATTCCCCTCGTAGCTCCTGGCGCTCCTCATCGGTCCCTTCTCCGCTGTATCCCAGTTTTGCCAGCATCACCGCGCCTGGCTGTCTGTCAGCGCCGCCGGGGGTTTCTGGGTCGGAAAGATCCTGCCAGACTTTCCAGCCCCGACCTGCGCAGTACGCCACCGCCTGGTCCGATTTGAGCAGCCAGCGCATGAAGACCCGTTGCGCCACTTCGAGGGCGTCTTCGCGCTGCCTGGCTGCCAGACGCACGGCGGGATCCTGGCCAGACCAGTTTGGGTCCGGCAGCCCAGCCAGGCGGCAGAGCAGCTCACAGGCCGCTTTGAAGTCGAGCTTGTGCTGGTTCTGCACCCACTGGATGACGTCGCCCCACTCGTTGCGGCTGTACCAGTGATAGACCTGGCCCTGTACATCCACCACCAGGCCGCCGGTGTGGGGCGTGGTGCACTTACGCCAGCGACCGCGTTTCGGCAGCGGGAAACCGTCCTGCTCGATCACGTCCTCGATGCGCAGCTTGCTCTTGATCAGGTCAACGATACTGTCCGTCAAATCGTCCTCCGGGTTATGCGACATAAATTCGCAGGGATAAGGGCATCAAAAAGGGGTAAAAATTGCTCAAAACAGAGAAGATGTGTCGCATAATCCGCACTTATGCGACATAAAAACCGGCTCACTCAGGCCGCCTTTTAACAGATCCCGCGCGCCCGGGAGGGACCGGAACGGGTTCTGGGTGAACTCTGTGATCCGTTTTGCTACTGCATTCAATAAATTGAGCAGGCGCGGGGTGAGGACTGGCAGGGGGGCGCTCAGCGAGTGAGCGCTGGACGGCGCGCATGAGTCGGACCGCCTGGCGTAGATCGTCGAGGGCGGGAGCCAGCAGGCTGGCCTGGCGGCTGACGCTGACAGCGGCGTCGATGCGCTCGCTGACCAGACGCAAATAAACCAGCGCGGACCCCAGCCGGGCGAGATCACCCTCGAGCTGCTCGAGCCGCGCTGAGTCCTCAGTCCTCATCCTGGCCATCGCAAGGTCTCAATGCGCGCGCCTCACGCTCAGCGAGACGAGCACGGGCGCGAATGTCCAGGTAATGATCCAGGGCATGGCTGGCGATAACAACCAGACCACCAGCTGCTGTCAGGATCCACAGCGCGGCGAGCCCTTTCCACGACCACCACAGCAGCAGCAGAACCGTGAGAGGTAGGTGGATGGCCAGCACACCGGCGATGTAGCATTCAACCGGGCGCAGCTCGCGACCGATGAGCATGGGCCAGGGAAAATAATGTTCAACAATCAGTATCAACGCCGTCACCAGGGCGGCGATCAGGATCGGGTAGATTGGCACTTGCACGGCGGGCATCGCGGGATTCCTCCAGGAGCTTCAATAAGGTTCGCATGGCGTGGCGATATGCCGGGACCTTTTCAGGCGGCAGCGGCACGTAGGCGGCCTTCAATTCGACAGTCAGTTTTTTATCCATAGCGGCTTGATCAGGAGCGCCGCGGTGGGCGCTCCTGGTGGGTTAGAGACCGCGCTCGTCGAGGCGTTCATCGACAATGCCGCGGATGTAATCGGTCAGCTCGCCAAGCAGCGGGTTGATGATGATCGGATCGTCATCGACGGGCACATATTCGAGTTCCAGGGGCGCAGGGCTGGCGGGCAATTTGTAATTCTCAAGTTGCCTGTGGGCCTCCTGGTAACGCTCAAAAGCCATGGCCAGAGCGATATCCAGATCCGAGGTGTAATTTGAGCGACCGCCGATTTGACGCCAGATCAGGTTTCCATCGATGATTTCGTCGAGCTCGGCAATGATGTATTCGGGCCGGTTATTGAGATCGAAATCGACAAAGATCGGCGCAAACCCCCAGATATCCAGCAACCATCTGACATTTGTGAAATGCGACGGCGCGAGAGCCTGCTGGTCATCCCTGGACAAAAATACGCGGACTGCTTCGGGGAGCTGGCTTTGGGCCTGCTGATAATATTCGAGCCACTTTTTTTCGTTCTTTTGCTGGTGCTTGCGCCTCTCGCTCTCTTTTTGCTCCTGATCGACGCGGAGCTTTTCCCGGCCGCGTTCGACGGCTTCGATGATCCCAGGGGAAAAAACAATTTCGTTCATTCCTCACCTCACTCTTTGCGTATGGCGGATACAAAAATTCGACTACGAAAATCTTCCGGCGGCTGGAGGGTGTAGGCTTTTGAAAACTCGATCACCTCGAAGCCGCGCGACTCCAACAGTTCGCCGATCATCTCGGCCATTGCCGCGACATCCTCATGGGCTGCGATCACGCGCACTTTGACCAGCCCGTGGGCTGTGCTGTCCATAACCCCTCCTTATAGGTTTTCTACGGCGGCGGCGTAATCGCCCCAGCCGGGTTTGATGTAGATGGCGGTGGTCTCCAGGCGGGCGTGACCGAGCAGCTGCTGGATGAGGGTGAGCGGCTGGCCATCATCGGCCAGACGTTTGGCAAACGAGTGCCGCAGCTGGTGAGGGGTGACCTCAAGGCCGCACTGGCGCCCGATCTCCCCCACACGCCGCTGGACCTGACGGGTGGTGATCCGCCCAGAACCTTTACCCATAAAAAGCGGACCACCACCCGATCCTGACCCGCGCAGGGTAAGCCAGTTTGCCACTGCGCGGCGGACCTCGGCGCCGAGGGGGAGATCCCGGCGCTTGGTCCCTTTACCCATACGCACCGCCACCCGCCCGGCGCGCTCGGTCATCAGAATGTCATCGATTTCCAGGGCGACAATTTCACCCTCACGCAGCCCGGCATGCAGCATGAGCAGCACCATGGCCTGGTCGCGGGCGGCCTGGGCCATGGCGGCAGGGGTGCGCGCGGCGTTGAGGTTGCGCTCGAGCTGGCGCAGGATCTTGTTCTGCTCGCTGCGGGATAACCAGCGCGGAGGCAGCGCGACCTGCGCTGCCTCCGCGACACCGGCGAGCGGATCGTAGGTAATCGCGCCGATCTGGCGGGCGTACTGGCAAAGCATGGCCAGGGTGGCCCGGCGGCGGTTCCAGGTGGCCGGTTTGACCCGCTCGACCTCAAGCGAGTGGGCGCGGTAGGCGCGCAGATCCACGGAGGTGAGCAGGTCGATGGAAAAGGCCTGCTGGTTGACCTGGCGAAACCAGGCAGCGTAGCGCTCCAGATCGGAGCGGTAGGATGCGATGGTGCGGGCGGCTGCGCCGCGCTCCTGCAGCCAGGCGCAGAAGCCTGGATGCCAGTCGGTGAGGACAGTTGCCTGCAGCTCAATCATTGGACACCCCCAATGCGCGGCAGAGAATATCCAGCTGCTGCTGGTTCCAGAAGACACGATAACCATCACGGGTGCGGATGGATGCCAGGCCGAGATCCGCGCAGGCGCGCCCGATCTCATGCGGGGTGCGGTCGGGCAGCTCGGCGGCTATGTGGCCAACGATGGCCGACCAGTTGGACACGCCCTCCAGATAATCCTCGCGCACGATCGAGGAGCCAAATTCCGAGGCTTTGAGGATGAAACGAAGCACCTGGCGGGCGGTCACCTCGGGGTCGCTGCGCAGCCTGGGCGCGTAGGCGACCACGTCGGCATAGGTGCGCGAGTCTAAAACTCTGCTGTACATGATTAATCTCCTTATCTCTTTTGGTTTGTGCAGTTACGAAAGAATGGCCCCGATGATGCCGCCAATGATGAACAGGACGGCCAGGAGCCAGTTTTGCCAGTCTGTGCGGAATGAATAATGCTTTTGCATGTGAAAAATCCCCATTTCTTATTGCGGTGTGCTACGCTGTTGCCATGAGTAGATCAGGCCAGCCACTGTCCAACAATCGACGAGACCTGGCAGAGCGCGATCCAGACGATACCGCCGATGCCCACCAGGGCCAGCATTTTGGCTATGGAACGGCGCGTGCCGGTGGGAATCTCGCCGCGGTGCTGGGGTACAGGGACCGAAACACCCTGGTCGACGAATTTATAGACCTTGTGGCTGGTGCCGTTCTGGCGCTCGGTGTAGTGGACGCCGGAGCTGTTGATCAGACGGTCGAAGTCACGCGAGGTACGGCAGCCGTCAAGCGAGCGCTTTTTGGCCATCCAGCACCTCCTCGGGGACCTCCGTGGCAATGACCGGGCCCATGTACAGGCCGCGCATTTCGACCTCTTCGAGGATGCGGTCCTGGAGCGCCTCGCGCAGCTCGGCAGCCCTGGCATTGTCGAGGTGATAGACGGAAACGGTGAATCTGTATTCCATATCAGCTCCTTTTTGTTGACACCTATTCAGCTCGAGCAGGTTCAGGCTTTATTTCACCAGCCTTTACCATACGCTCGAACTCCTGGATGATTAAAAAGCGGGTCATGTCCGACTTGGAGCGGACAGTGACCTCGCACAGGGTTTCCAGTTTTTCGGCGGTTTCATCATCCATGCGGATGGCGAGATAATTCTCTTTGGGCATTTCGTGCTCCGTAACAAACGTTATAAAAAATAACTTGGTTCTATTATATAACTATGGTTATGAAATGTCAACTATTTTCCCACAATTGATATACAGTAGCTATAATCTAAGTGTGGATTTCGCCGATTGGATTACAAGAAAATATATTGAATGGCGTGGTGACGCAATTGGAAACCAAGGATCTATTACGGAGTTTGCTAATTTTGTTGGCGTTTCGCAGCCATTGATGTCCTCATGGATGAAGAAGGGAGGCAAAAAGCCCAGGAATCAACAATCGATTGTTAAGCTGGTGAAGGCCTTCGGGCCGGAGGTCTATGATGTGCTGGGGCTGCCTCGTCCAGGATCCGATGAAGAATTCGACCTGGAACGCCTGCCGGAAGGTCTGAGGCGGCGTTTGCGGGCAGCCACGCGCGAAGTTAATCGCATCATGGAAAAGCGCGGGTTGTACGGTAGCGACCCGGAAGCGGAGAAGGTGACTATCGAGATATTCGAAAGGTACGGGTTTAAATACACGCAGACCCGCGAAGAGCCAGATTGAAATTCGATGATTTTAATGCTTTCCTCCCGGTTTCATTATAGAAAATGATTTCTATAATCCAAGGGGGAAAACAGGGTGAGAAAAGGGGTTAAACCGATGATAAAGAGGAAGATCACCATAATAATGCCGCTGATAATGGTAATTTTTGTTTTTTCAGGATGCGCGCCTTCGGAAGCAGCCATTCAGACAGCAATAGCGGCTACTGGTAGCGCTGGTGAGGCGGAAACTGAAAAAACATCTGCGCCAGCACGCACGAGAACACCCAGGCCAACCAGGACGATAACCGCAACCGTAACTTTAAGGCCAACGGCGACAGAAAAACCAACGGAAATTCCCACGGCAACAAAAACAAATGAAGAATTAGAAAAAATTATCAAAGATGGCATCGAAGCATTATTGATGACTTTTCTCGAACAAGATATAAACATTATTAATTTGATCCGTATTGAAGAAGACATCATCCAAGTCGAACTAAAAACTAAAAGGTACGTTAGAGATAGTCAGCCAGATATTTCTTACAAAGTTGTTCAGCAAATTGCTACATTCGCGGGTTTATGGGAGAAAGAGAATAGCCCATTAAAAAACCTGTTTCCAGATGGCTTCAATTTATCTCTACTTACTTACTCGGCTGAGGGAAATTATCCATACGATTCATTTACAAACTTCGAGACGTTATTGGATGTAGATAAGAAAAATATTTCTTACCAAGAGTGGGTAGAATTAGCTAATGCGGGTTTTAAATAATCAACCAAAGACTTTTTATGAACACTCTCTACTACGGCGACAACCTCAAAGTCCTGCGTGAATATATCCGCAGCGAATCAGTCGATCTTATCTACCTGGATCCGCCCTTCAATTCCAATAGGTCTTACAACGTCCTCTTTAAAGACGAATCCGGCCAGGCGTCCGAGGCGCAGATCTCCGCCTTCGATGACACCTGGCATTGGGGTCCATCAGCAGAAGAGACCTATCACGACCTGGTTGTCGGAGACAACCTGGAAGTGGGGCGCATGATCGCCGCGCTGCGCGAGTTCGTCGGCACCAACCAGATGATGGCTTACCTGGTGATGATGGCCGCCCGCCTGGTCGAGCTGCACCGCGTGCTCAAGCCGACTGGCAGCCTGTATCTGCATTGCGATCCGACCGCAAGCCATTATTTAAAGATAATTTTGGATACCGTATTTGGAGTAAATAATTTTAGGTCAGAAATTATTTGGAAACGTACCAGCGCTCATAGCGACTCAAAAACGATGGGGAATACCCATGATGTAATTCTCTTCTACAGTAAATCTGATGATTTTCTTTGGAATAAACAGTACCAAGATTATGATGAAAGCTACATCAAAAGTCACTATCGGTACACAACTAAAGATGGAAGGAAATTTCGAACAGATAATTTAACTGCTACTAGCCTTTCAGGTGGTGGTTATACCTATGAATGGAATGGTGTAACAAAAATCTGGAGAATGCCCAAAGAAAGAATGCAGGAAATGCACGACAAAGGGAGGCTTCATTACACAAAAACTGGTGGCGTAGAATATATCCGCTACCTTGATGAAATGCCTGGATTGCCATTACAAGATTTGTGGTCAGATATATCTCCTATCAATTCACAAGCAGCTGAGCGCCTCGGCTACCCCACCCAAAAACCGCTGGCCCTGCTCGAACGCATCATCCAGGCATCCTCCAACCCGGGCGACGTTGTCCTGGACCCCTTCAGCGGCTGCGGTACGGCCATCGCCGCCGCCCAGAAGCTCGACCGGCGTTGGATCGGCATCGACATCACCCACCTGGCAATCGCCATGCACAAATCCCGACTGAAAGATATGTTCAACCTGGAGCCGGGCAAGGATTATAGAATTATTGGTGAGCCTTCCTCCCTCGCCGGTGCCTGGCAGCTGGCTGAGGAGGATCGTTACCAGTTCCAGTGGTGGGCGCTCTCGCTGATCAAAGCCCGTCCGCTGGGAGGGCAGGAAGGCTCTCGGACTGGGAAGCGGGGCAGCGACCGCGGCATCGACGGCATTATCCCCTTTGTGGATGATCGCACTGGAAAGCCCAAGCAGGTCATGGTCCAGGTCAAGAGTGGCAATGTCAACTCAGGCACCATCCGCGACCTGCGCGGGGTGATCGAACGTGATAATGCTCCGATCGGCGTGCTGGTCACACTCGAAAATCCCAGCCGCGACATGATCCGCGAGGCTGTCTCGGCTGGTTTCTACTCCTCCGAATTATGGCAGCAGAAATACCCGCGCCTGCAGATCCTGACTATTGAGGAACTACTGACTGGGAAGACGGTCCAGATGCCGCCCGCCTACAGCGCATTTAAAAAGGCGGAGCGGGTAAAGAAACAGGAAGGCACCCAGGGCGAGCTGGGGATTTGAGGACATCATGAAATACCAGGTAAATGGACAGGCCAGAATTTGGTTTCTTGAAGATGGGGCCGTACAGCTAACATCAAAACTCAAAATCTTCACTGAAGTTATGACTTGCGAGATGGAACCATCAGAAACCGACGCAATAGAATTTATTGAGGCAAAATATAATCAATACATTTATCAATGGTTGACGCCAATAACAATCAAACAATTAAGGTGATGAATTCCGAATCACCTTTCCCAAATCAATCGAAGGTCGCCGCCTATCTGCGCGATTCTGGTCACGAAGACCAGGACCTCTCCGTCGCGCAGCAGGAGATCGCCATCCGCGCCTGGTGCGAGCAGCACGGACTGGTGCTGACCAAGGTTTTCATCGACGAGGCCGCGCCAGGCTCGACAGTGGTCGGGCGCGAGGCCTTCCGCCGCCTGATCACGCACTTTCACCAGCCAGGCTGCCGCGAGGCGGGGGTGATCCTGTGGAAGTACAATCGCTTTGCCAGGGATATCGACGATGCGCAGTTTTACAAGGCGGACCTGCGGCGGCGTGGGTACATCATCCATTCGCTGAATGACAGCGTTCCTTCCGGTTTGGATGGTCGTTTTTTCGAGAGCGCAATCGACTGGATGAATGCGCGCTACCTGGAGGACCTGAGCACGGACGTCAAGCGCGGGCTGCATCACATCATGGATCAGCACGGCGCGATCGGTGGGACGCCGCCGCGCGGGTTTCGCCGCGAAGCGGTCGAGATCGGCAGCCGCAGGGACGGCCGTGCGCATATCGTCCATCGCTGGGCGCCGGATCCTGACCTGGTCGACAAAGTACGCCTGGCGTTTGAGATGCGCGCTGCAGGGGCATCCTGCGCGCAGATCCAGGACGCCACCAGGCTGTACAAAAATAAAAACTGTTGGCCAACGTTTTTCCGCAACAAGATTTACATGGGGGTAATGGAGTTCGGCGGCCGGGTGATCGAGGACTACTGCGAACCGATCGTTGACCGCGCCACCTGGGAGGCGGTCCAGGCGCGCGGGCAGGAAGCGTGGAGGAAGAACATGAAAAACCGGAAGAATCATCCCCGCAGGCTGGGGTCGCGGTTTCTGCTCTCTGGCCTGGCAGTGTGCAGGCTGTGCGGATCCGCGCTGAGCGGTGACACGGCCACGGCCAAGGGCCACCGGTATGATTACTACACCTGCAGCGGGGCAAATCTGCGCGATGACTGTGTCGCAGGAAAAATCCCGAAATTGCTGCTGGAGGACGCGGTGCTGGATAACCTGCTCGGGTACATTCTGGAGCCGGACCACATTCGCGAACTGGCGGTTGAGTTGGAAACAGATGCGCAGCAGGCAGCCAATCGCTATGAGCTCAAAAAAGCCGACACCAACCGCTCCCTGGCCATACTGCGCCGCAAGATCAATAACCTAGTCGAGGTGATCGCCGACCAGGGCATGGCGGCGCGCGCGCTGGTGGATCAGGTGAAGGAGCTGGAAGCGGAGGAGACCAGACTCAGGCTCGAGCTGGAGGATCTCACTCCGGGGCGGATCAAACTACGCGACCAGATGGATCTGGATGAGCTGGTAAACGAGATCCGCAGCCTGAGAGCGGGGAATGAGACTGCCAGGCTGCGGGAGGTACTCGGGGGACTGATCGACCGGGTCGAAGCGGCGCGGGATGGGGAGAAGATCAGCGGAACGATCTGGTACTACTCGCCGGTTTTGGATAAGCGCGA